TTCAACACCTTTTGAACTTTTTGTTCTGATGTATCAAACTCTTTGAAAGACTCTGTTGTTAAAAATCTTGTTAATGTATTTGTTTCAGTATTATCTAAACTTTCAGAAATTTCACCTAGTGTTGTAAGGTAGTTATCAAAAACATCGGTTCTAATATCTAAGTTCCAAACACCATCTAATGGCCAAGTAACATTTTCAAAGTAAGTATAAAAAATTCCATCATCTTGTTCCTTAGTAACTTTAAATTGTGCTGTATATGGTGGTGTTATTAAACGATTTAATAAAAAATTCTCAACCTCATCAAAATTTTGGTTAAAAACTTTGTTTACCTCTCCATCGTTTGGTCTGATAATTAAATAATCTTGCGTCGTTGTTGAAGTAAATGGTTTACCTTCAACATTAATTGTAAGAGTCCCTGCGGATATCGTTGTTGGTGCAACAATATATTCTACTCTGTACGACTCATCCCCAACATATAATGAATACTTTGAAAAGTTTGTGTAGAAATTTCTTAAAGGGGATATTTCTAAACTTTTATTCTGTAGATTAATTGTTGCATTTGTTGAGTAATCAATCCCAAATGGGTTTCTAATTTTTTCACAATCAATCGTTATTGAGGTTAAATCATCTACCTCATCATACACAATGTTGTACCCTGTGTTCCCTGTTGTAAAATTCAAATTATAAAATGATACTTCAAGTGCCGCAGGAAAGTTATATATAATTGTTTCAATCGATGATGAAATTCTCTTAGTTAATGGACCATAGATTGAAAAATTTGTTACTTTTGTATAATCTAGGTTTGGTAAAACTGAGTAATTTTTTTGGATTAACAGAAACGATTCACTTAAAGATGAAATATTTAATGTATCCAAAGAAATTGGTTCAGAAAATACACCTGTCGAAAAACTCCTATTAGATTTTTGAGACACCCCCTCCGTAAACTCGAAATTACCTTGTGTTAGACCTCCACCTGTAACTAGTTGAAAACCAACTAAGTTATCAGAGAAAGTCCCTTGACCTGAGGAAGGTACTGGTGGATATTTGTAAAAAGTCCTTGCCATTACTGAGTTATGTTAGAAAAGTTTTTACTAAAATCTATGTTATCCCCTCTATCTTGTCTTACTTCATACAATAAGTTGTTGTAATTATCTCTAATTTCGTACAAGTTATACTGACGATAAATGTTATTATTATTATCGTAGATTGTGTAGATACCATCATCAATAGATTTAGTTTGATTACCATACAACGCAATTGCAATAGTATCCAAATCGTGTTCTGCCACCTCAACTTCAATAGTCATAGGGTTAAAGAATGTATTTGTGAGTATGATACTTTGTGCTGGCTGACCAATGAATGGTGTAGCATTTGGTTTGTTTGTTGGTGATGCAGAAGGTGATAAAGTACAAAATACTAAGTTTGTTACCCCTTCAACATACCTATATCTAATAGATTTTTGAGCAGTATTTGTTAAATTCTGTAATACTGGTTCACAGAAGAAGTTCGAAGTTATGATTCTGAAAAAGTTTGGTATCTTAGAACCATCTGAATTAAGGTATTCTACTCTGAAACCCACCAACCCTTGTGCGATAAACTTGTTTCTTGCGTTTGTTGGGACATTATTTAAATCAATAACTAATCCTTTAACATTAGGTAATGCTGATAAAACACCACAATCAGTAATTGTAGTCCTAATCTCAGCAGGTCTAATCATTAAAGTATAGATACCTAGTTGATTAAATTGGTTTGAAGGTAGTCTTAAGTTATACATTCCACCTAGTACCTCAATATTCTCATTACCACCCGTTTCGGCATTATGAAAATATGGTGTAAGAAGTGTATTTGCATCCAATTTTGTTAATACAAAATTATCAGTCACGTCCCTTGAAGGTGTGTAATTCATTATAATCTCAACGTCTTCAGGTGAGACATCTGCAGGTCTTAAAGTTCCATATGTTCCTACCGCCATATTATTGTGTTTTTATATTGAAAAACCCGTATCCATATCTTTCTAGGTCTCCTGTATTATCGACTTCATCCAACCTTTGAACTCTTTCAAGCGCTGAATTTTTACCTCTTTCAATAAATATATCAGAATACACTTCCGGTAACATCGCCATATTTAAGAATTTCTCATCTTTTGTAATTCCTGTTGAAATAATGTCTTCCGATGTAATACCCGAAGAACTCAACATAAATAATGTTGTACCATCAGGATAGTCATAATATTCAACTCCTTGTATGGTATATGCTGTGTATCCATAAAATTGACCTGTAACCGTACCAAACTCCCCATCATTTAATTTTACGGGTTGATTAACCTTATATGGTTCTGAACCATAAAATTTTAATTCATTAAGTCTTGATTGTGTAAATCCTGATACCCAAAATGGTGTTGTAGTATATTGTGGGTAACTTTCGGTTATTTGAGCCGAAATCGTATTTTCACTATCACCCGTAAATATATAATCATAGGATACAGGTATTCCACTCCAACTCCCTTGGTTTGAAGTAAATGTTGCCTCCCCGTATGGGTTTGTAATTTCAGTTTGACCCGAATAAGGTAATCTTATAAATTTTTTAACCTCATTTACACCCCAAGGTGTTGTTTGTTTTAATAATATTGTAGCACCTGACAATTCTTTTGGAAAAACGTGAGAGGAATAAGATGGACTAAATTGTGTAACTTTTTCAATTTGAGTCCCATCTCCCCAATCAACACTGTATGATGATAACTCCAAAAATGACGCATATTGGTCAGAAGTATTGTATATATTAATTGTATAATTATCTATCGGGTCAGCTGAAAAAATAAAATTAGTAACGGCATCTTTTTGTAAAACAGCACCATCAAAAGGAGAATAAAAACCTAAGTCATGCACAGACTCACTTACCATAATTGGTATCGTAAGACCTGTTAATAGTGATGTACCATTAGTACCCCCACTTAGAACATTTGTCATCGCAGAATAATATCCTGTTGTACCCCAAGACCCTGTCTCTTGGAATATATCCCCCTTTATTACCCCAGGGGATATCTTTATTGAGTATTCGCTGGTGCCCATTGTGGATTTACATATTCATACCAATTTATTGCAGATGTCGTACCTACCCTATTGTCGTTCATATCATATACTATATATGTAAAATCATCATAATTTAATCTCACTTTATAGTAAAAAAAGTTTTCTTGTGGAAAATTAAATTTAGCATTTGATGTTAAACTTGTTTGAGGATTATTTGTCATCTTTATAAAGTTACCTGTTCTCGCATCAAAAAATTTAGCTGTCATGTAAAAAGTATCCAAATTATAATATTCATATTTTTTTAACCAATAAATAAAAAAACCCTCTTTATCCCCAACATAATCCAAAGAAAATTCAGGAATTCTAACCTGAACTTCTGTGGTATTAATATACCCCGTTGCTGTTTTACCTTGTTGGGTTGGAATTATTATTGTAAAATAATTTGTCTGTGATTTTTCATTAGTAGTATTATAGAAATCTAACTTAAAAAAAGAATTAACAAATGGTTTCGAATAATAATATACTTGTTCAGTTGTATAACCTAACCCAGGTGTCAAATATGAACACGTTTCTGGTGTTTCAGTACTTAAATTTAATGGGTCAACCCCTTGGTCTGCAAAAAAGAATTTATAATTAATTACCGTTTTATTACCAATCTCATGTTTATTATGTGAAAACCTTGCAACCTCAAAATCTTTATTACCACCTAATACCGTGTCTAAAATTTCATCAGTATATTCATCAATTAATTGACCTCTATCCAAAAAATCCCAAGTTAATTTAATTGGAATATTAAGTTCTTTATCTGTTTGAGGTAATGTTATTCTAATCTTATTCACAATCATCAATAGTTACTTGTGTTATGGTCGCAGTTTGACCAACATTACCCTCAGGTTTAATTCTAAATAAAAAGTTTTTTGATGGATAGTGAGACCCATTTAAGTATGGAAATTCAACCCCTCTTCCATTCTCATCTATATACCCATAATCATATAAGTCTCTCCATCTTAATGTTTGAGTGACGTTTGAATACTCAGCATAGTTTGGATAATCTCCCGTTTGGACTGGTGCTTCTTCAATGTAATCTGAAAACACCCTCGTTTCAATTTCGTAATGGGGTTTATAATAATATCCAGGCATATTTGTAGATACAATATTTGACAACCTAAATAAAGAAGGATTATATCTTATTTTATGATAGATTTCCGATAATTCATACTCCAATAACTCCCCTAAATTATACTCACAAATTGAGCCATCTATGGTATCTCCACTTTGAAGAAACTTATTATAATAAAATACATATCCATCTTTAGTATATGACTCCGTTGGGATGTCTGTCAAATTCAGGTTGTTTGTATTATCCCACCACGAACTACTATCGTTACCAATGTTGAATTCCCAACCACATCTTAACCCTACACTTCCATTTTGTGAAAAATCCGAAGGGAAGTTAAACCAACCATAATACCCTCTATTAACTATTGTCGCATAAATCTTAGAAATAGGTCTATTCAAATTATCCACATAAAGACTAGTATCAATATCGTTTTTAAATGTCAAATTATACGATTGACAACCCTCTTTTTGGGTTATTGTAGCAATATTATTAGGTGTCAATGAACTATATTGGTATTTTCTCTTATCAATAAAACCATTTAATTCAAATCCCGACTTTGTAATAATCGCATCTTGTATGTTAGTTAATACAGTATGTTTTCTCACATAATATCTTGATATTGTATTTGCAGTATTCGATAAGTCACTAATTCTTTTGAGCACCCCAGTATCCCCATCTATAAACGTTGAACCCGTATAACCAATATCATCAATATTGAAGACCTTGGTTTCCGAACCAAAATCTTCATTCCCTAAACTTGAAACCTCAAATATGAAGTTCCCATTGTAGCCTGTCCACCCTGGTATTGTTAAATAAACCCCTTGACCCTCGAGTAAATTATGTGGCACGACACATTCAAATGAAACAACACTCCTACCTAAAATTTGTTTTCTGAATAACTGAAATGGTATTCCATCACTAACTTGCCAATTAATCATAGAACCATCATCAAACGTGTGAAACATTTGTCTGTTTGTGTCTCCAGATGTTGGTATGGTGATGTAATAACCCCAATTGTACGTTGATGCTGATTGTGGTGCAAAATCAATATGTGTGGTATTTGTATCGTATCTAGTAAAATCAAACTCTTGGTATTGTGGATATCCATACCATATATCTGTTGCAAACGACTCTTCGTTATTAACAAAATAAAGACTATCAGTAAATGGTTGATAATCAAACCCTCTTACTGTTGTTGTTGAACCCGAATACGCATTAAAAAATAAGATATTAAAATTACATGTCGGTCTAAAAGTTGGGGATAGGTTTCTCTCATCTGAGTATATTTGAGCATTTGAAATTGTTAAAGTCTTTAATGACTCTTCCAATTCCACCTGTGTTGTTTCAAAGGGAATATTCAAATTAATATCCGTCTCAGGTGCTGATTTGTACCTTAATGTTCCTAAAACGACTCTTGTACTATTATTGTTGCTCATCATCCGCTATTGATAAATATTTTGTAAAGAATTTATCTAATGAAGATTTACCTTTACTTAATCCAAAATAAAAATGAAATGGTGCACCAACAAGAATAGGATTTGGACCTGTTCTTGTTACTTCATCATAATTACCATTACCATCAACCGAGAAAATATAACCTCGATAGTTGTATTCATCTGTAACACTACTACCTATGAAGTATCCTGATGATTTTCTATCTAATGATTGATATGGTAACCCAATAATGTCACTTTCAGACGTTGCCCAATCATTATTTTCATCACCAAAGATTGTATTAGATGACTCGATATTCCACTTATATAATGGAACTACTTGCGAATTAACACTTAGATAATCATAACTAAATACTGAATTTTTTTCTCTAATTATTCGTGCAGGACTGACATAATCTCTATTCTGAATATCATTGATTGTTGAGTCAAAAAATATCCCAAAAATTGGTCCATTAGGGGTTTGTGTGATTATCACACTTGGATTAGTTCCCTCTGACGTGTAATCCTCATCATCATAATTAACAACCCCAAATTCTGAATTGATACTTTGCATTTGGGCAAAATCCCCATCAACCCTATTACCTTTTCTACTAAATAGTTTTGATGCTCCCCCACCCAAATAAATTAACTCTTGTAAAAAGTTTTGATTTACCAATCTAGATATACCAAACAAATTTATTAAATCATCTGAAGATGAATAAGAGGTTGGTTTCAAATTAGAAATATTAAATCCTTCAAATTTACTCGAATATGAAATACTCTTTAACCAAAACGTTTTTGGGCCTAAATCCATAATAGTTGTTGGATATAAAAGGTTTCTATTATTCAATGATACATCAAATATACCTGATGGTTCTGCACCAATAAAAGTCGTCCCAATTACTGGACTACTCCTATAAAAAAAGTTGTTAATTGTTTCTTGGAATACGACAGTTTTATTACAATACTTTCTTTTTTTAACTTTATTGTCTCTTCCATAAATCGTTGTGATTTTAATTGGAAATGCAAATAAAGTACCATTAACCCAGTTGTTGTTGAATATTTCAGATACTATACCTTGACATAATGCTGTATTAAAAATAAATCTTGATTTCCACTCAATTAAGTGTTTAACATCATCAGGTAATGTGGTAACCAATGGTTTGTTCTTTCTTACAAAAACGTAACACCCTTTACTTACATATTGGTCACAATTTGGATTAATACTTAGTGAATATCCGTCACCAACATAACACTCCAAACCAACCATTCTTTGACAACTAAACGACCCAAGTACTGATGAAAATGGTGACGTTGAATCCACCCCACTATCAATTTGGGTATTAGTGTTCTCACCAAAGTTACTTATTGTTGTTGTTTCACCTCCAATTATTGAATATATTTGAAAGTTATAGTTTTGTTGTAATAAAAATTTGTTTCGACCCACATCATAATAATCAGGTGTTTCTGTTCCGTCATAATTGAAGAAACTAGAGGATGATGGTAACCTATCACTTCTCATAATTATTTTAGTGTTATCGTTCATATTTGTCACAATACTACGACTATACACTGGACTAAAGTAATAAGTTTCACCAGTACATACATAATACCTGATACCTAAGGTTGATATGTTAACATTCACCTTATCATTGGTTGTAAAGTTATAAGAACCCCCATTGAACCTTGATGTTGCACTATATGTACTCGTGTTTTGCGCTACTTCCTGTAAATCTAACACGTTATTGGTATTACTTGGAATAATTCTTCCCGAAATTGATAATTGGCCTAAATTTAATGACGGAATAATATTAAAATTAAGATTAGAATTATCCAAAGCAGAATAAAATGACAAATTATTTGTTACGTAAGGAACATATTGTGATGAAGACGGTGTAAAAAAATTAGAATTAAAAAAGACCGATTGACCATTATCCGTTTGACTATTTGTCGTAATATTGTCGTGTCTTGGAAGGGTGGAAAGACCACTATTACCTTTTTGAATTGGGATATTAATTCTGTAATTACTTTTTACCTTAACGTTACCAAACGAAGAAAATCCAAATATTTTACTTAAATCAATCTCTGTATCAAATTTAGGTGAATATGGGTCAACACCTCTTCTGAAAAACACAATACTCACCGAACCAAAGTTCTTGTAGAAATCCCTAATTCTAATTGTTTCATCAATGAAAGCAAAAAATTGTGGACCTGTTGGTGTTGTGATAGTTTGTCCTTGAGGTGAATTTGTGTAACTAATTGTCATGTTCGAGTTAAGTACTCCCGCAAAGGACGATGTTGAATCAACCAAAGTCTGACCACTAAAAGTAGTGTATGTCATACCAGTAATAACCTCATAATATTCAACATCTGAGGGAAATTGATAAATTAATTCAGTTGTCGCCGAATTAGGCACGTTATAGATTACTGTGTTATTTGTTATTCTATCGTCAGCAAAATTAACCGTAATACTATTAGGATATGTTGTCGTACCAGTGACATTAAATGTACCAAATTTGTTTATTGTACCTCCTGTTATATTTCTATCGGTAGATAATGTAGGGTCGACAAATGTAACAATATCACCGGCATTAAATGAGCGAAACATATTTGGAAGTAGCACGACCGCAACAAGATTGTCATAGTGAAACTTACCAACGTTTGATGGTAAGGTTGGTTCAACACTAACTTTAATTTGGTTTCCCTGTGAAAAATACGCTTCCCTTGTATTGAATAAATTAATTCTTTCAGCCAATGGTAAATCTTTAGTTATCACACTAAACCCATTAGATGAAAACGCTTGTGTTCCCCCTTGTGAAAAACCTCGTTGGTCGTTTCCTGAAATTGTTCTCTGAATAAATGGTTTGTTTTCCGTACTAACAGTTGTAAAGTTGGTCGTACTAGTATTTACCACAGAATAAGCATCTGAGTCAAACAAAGGTGCCATTATCGTAGAAGTTGGATTAAAGTTTTGTGCTGGTAATCCATTTTGTGTTTCCTCTGATTCCGCATTACAATCACATATTTGACACTCAGGATAGGATGTTAAAGGTATTTTAATATCACCTATTGGTCTTGGATTGAAGTACTCAGGATTTGTTGGGTCAGGACAATTTAGGTTTTCTCCACCCCCAAATCTTTGTAGTAACCCTTTAACCTTATTACATATAAAACTAACTAAAGGAACAAATTGTTTATAAATAAAATTAAATAACTGAACAAATTTTTCATAAATAAATAAGAAATAATGAACAGAATATAATAAAACAAATATCGGATAAAAAGATATATTAACTAAAAATGCAATGAGGTAGTATCTGAAGTTTGGGTCAAAAATAGCGTCATTAGATGGGAACTTGTTTGTTGTTGCCGCACAATCAGACGCAGCGATTTCTTTAATACCAATAAATCGTCTCCACAACGGACTCTTTTTATAATTGTCAATTAATCCACTTATGGTATAAACTTTATTATATGAAAATTGATAGAAAGTATCCTCACAATTAATTGCCGCCTGTTTGTTTGTATATCCACTCCAATTCAAATCAAAACCATACGACTTTTGATAATCTAACCAATAAGTGTTTGCACTATAAGTTGTTGGTTCATTTTCAGGTATATCAGCAGGGTCACTAGTATTATTCTCCCAACCATATTCTCTAATGTTGGGTACTAAATAATAGGCTCTTTTTGCATCCTCCGAATTAGAAGTCGATTGTTGCCACTTTATCTTAAAACGATATTTACCCTTTGTTGGGATACCAACCTTAGGGTCTCTTGATATTACTTGTTCACCAAACTCATTTGTTGTTACATAGTCAATGTTCATAGGTAAATCAAACAACCAAGTACCATCCTCATCAATAACCTTACCACCTTGTGGTAGTGAAGCCACCTCTAATATTGGGTCTCCGTTCTCATCGTTGTAGATTGTTTGTCTAATCGCCGAAATTGAACCAGGTCCTGGTATCAATGAACAAAGATTACCCATTTTTGATTTAGCAACACAATTCTGTTTCAAAACCAAATCATCGGTAGAACTAAACATTGAACCCATAAACACTGCGGTTGGTTCTATTCTAAGTCCTGTCTCAGCAGTTAAATCAAAATCAACACGATTAATCCCTATCTGACATATATCATTCTCACCCCATAATGGTGAAACCTCAACGTCTTGATTTACTCTAACAATTTGAGGTAACGTATCTAAATTTGTTGAGGACTTGAATCTATCTCCATCTACTTGGTCATCAGTTGCCATTCCCATTCTAACTAGGTCTTGACCTGTCAATGAGAACTCACCAATGTCAGATAAGTCAACGTTCATTACAATAGTTTGAGGTCCAGTTGGAACTCCAAAAATCATATAGTCACCAGAAGAATTTGTTTGAACCGTGAATTTGTAATACTTGTCATAAACCTCAATAGCCGTACTATCTATTAAAACGTCTTTTCTTGACGGGAATGTACCTGTTGGATTATGACCATCGTATGATTGTTCGTATGATAATAAATTGTATTTGTACCCATCTTCATTTACATCATTTAATGTTTTGTATGGATAAATCGATGTTATTATTGGGTTGTCCTCGTCTTCTTGTTGTATTGGAATAAAAACCGAAACCCTCGCATTTGGTAATCCAAACCCACCATTCACATAAACTCTACCAACAATAACACCATAATCGGAACAACTCCTAGTATATAGTTCATCACTTAATATTTGAAGTGATAGTATTTGTAATTGGTCAAAGTCTTGACTCAATTGTATATTTAAATTCTTATCAACCCCAACTTGTGTTCTTATTCTGTATGAATTACTCATCAAATATCTTTAATTTATAAATAGTTAATAGGGTAATTTACCCGTAACCATTATAAAACTAATTGAAAAGTAACCGAAATAAATTATTGAATGGAAACGTTCTGAAGATTTTTAACTCTAACCGTAATATCCTTAGCAGGAAATCTAACCTGATAGATTTGGTTTGGTAAAGCAAATATTGTTTCGTCTTGGGGTTTAATAATTCTTAGATTTTCATCACTATAAGACATTGACGTTTCTGATGATGAATATTGACCCCCAACCTTATTACTAACAACTGTTGATACCAAAGATAGGACACCATTCTCAGATTGTATTATTCTATTAATCTCAGATAAATTTACGTTTTGACCCATCTCTCTGACATCAGGACTCATATATGCCGAAATCTTATTAATGATGTTAGAAATTACAACCCCTTGGTTTTGACTAGCATCTAACACAACGCTAATCTCAAATGCGAGGTCAATAACATCCGCTGTTTCAACCGCAACATAATCATTAATCATTCTGTAATTTGATAAATAATTTGCCAAATTATTCAATAACGTATTAGAAACAATTGAGGTTAATTTTCCCTGTACGTCATATGATAAAATCTTTACCTTAATTTTATTATCTTCTTCTAAGATAGCAACCTTTGCTGGTGCCCCAAATTGTGATGGCATTTTTCTAATAATCGCTTCGTAATCGTTAATCGTAACAGCTCTATTTTGTGCAGCAAAGTTATATGTAACATAATTTCTAACTTCTTCTGTCGATGGTCTGTTAGCACCACCAATTGCTGCCGTTACATTATTACAAGACAATGAATTAATCACACTAGCATTTATATTAGCCGAAGGACCATTTACCGTGAAATTAATAGTACCTACTTGATTTAACACATTAACACCAACATTTGAGGTTGTTCCCCCACCAACCCGATATTGAACAAAAATTGTCGTGTTAGGTTTCAAAGTACTTCCCAAAGAAAAATTGTTCAAATATTTTTGCATATTCATAATTGAACCTGTTCTCGCAAATTCTCTTAGTTGGTCATCAGCTGATTGGTTACCACCTCCAAATGTTAATTTCATAAACCCTTCTGGTGTATATTCGGTAATAAATCTTGTTGATGTTTGAATATATCTACCAACCTTTACTCCTGGATTATCTGAAGGTTTTGTTGGGTCTTCAATAAAAATTCTATCCTCGGCAAGAGCATCAACCTCATACCATCTTCCTGTTGTACTCAAAAATTCTTGCGCTGTTGGAACATTAGAGTAGTTTGTCCCATCTTTTTGGATTACACTTGTAACACCTAAAACATTTTTTTCAGGTAAGAATAAATCAAAAAAAGGAATGGCATCTTGTGGTGAAATAACACGTTTGAACACCTTTGTAACTCCATTTACCACAACCTCTCGTTTTGTTATGGTGTAGTTTACTAAGTTTCCATTTTGGTCAAAATTAGGAATTTTTAATCTGTTTGGAAACCCATCGGCATTGTATGGATTTGTAAAATCAATATCATTAACCGTTTCAAATGTTTGTCCTGCACCAATAACCTGAGAACCCCTTAATAAAATTCCCTCATACCTTTCATCATCCTTATCACCAAATGCAGGTACGATTATTGAAAAATCAACTAGTGCCACCGATGGTCTTACACCAGGAACTTTTAAACCATAGGTTCTTGCGATATTATAAACTGATGACCTCTGTTGTGCAAACTGTAGAACTGTCTCTTGAATACTTCTATCAATGTTATAATGTAAATTGTCAGATACCGCAGCGTTCAAATCCATAAACACGGAAAAAACTGACGCATCATTAAAGTTATCTATTAATTCAGGATAATATAACTTTGTAAAGTTAATTAACTCTGTTCTTATACTTTGGAAATCCCTAACCGTATAATTTATTCTTTTTTCAGCCATATATATTATATGTTAATAATTACAAAATCTTTAGATGCAAATACGTCATCGGTAATAGCATATTCAATTCTTACCTTTGCAGTATATTCCGCAACTCCCTTTCCTGGTACATTGAATGATTTCTCAATCGTTGCTCCATTTGTGGATAAATCACCGGTTGTATCAATTTGGTCACCAGGTTTTATCGTTATTGAAGTTATTTGAAGATTTGGGAGATACTTTTGTATTGAATCTCTTATTTCCTGTTCAATATCATTGAAAGTTGGTAAGTCTAATGGTTCAAATAGGTATTCGTATAGTCTTGTTCCAAAGTCAGGTAAAAAATACCTTGAACCCTTCCTAGTTAAAAGAAGGTGTATCAAGTCAGCTCTTATCTCGTCTCGTTTTTCCTGAGTTAGGTCAAGATATTTTCCTTGTGTTGAATCCAAAAAAGGAAAACTTACACCATATGTTTTTCCATTAGCCATATAAATAAATACCTCTTGTTAGATTTATAGTTTTCTGTTTTTAATTTTGTTTCATATTTATCAATATGAAAATTATAATAACTGAGAATAAACTATACTCAATAATAAATAAGTTTATTTCTGAGGATTACCCAAATTTCAAAATAGTAACTTCAGATAATGGTGATAAACAATTTTGTGATGAGTTTGGTAGTACTGTCATATACTTTGAAGGTAAAGACAAATATGTAGTGTTGAACCAGGATTTAATTAATAGTATTGATAATATGTTCAATCTTGATTCAGAACCCGAATACCTTGACTTTTTTAAGAAGTTTTTAGATGTCCCTTATATTGAGGAGTTTTTTATTGACACAGAAATCTCAGGTGTTGGAATACCCTCAAGTTTTAATGACTTAATATTTGAAACTTTGGAAAGTAATTTTGATAAAATTCAGAATGAAAAATGTGACAAAGAATTGTATTCTTCTCTTCGTGAATGGAGAGAATGTTTTGCATATCAACTCACTTCCTATTTTTCAAAAGGACACCGGGGATATTACCTTGAAAATAGTTTATTCTGGACTATGTATCAAAACATCCTTTATTCTAACGAATTTTTCCATTTCCCAGAATTTGCTAATCGTTGGCGTAATCCCCGTGACCCCGATAATTTTTAATTCTTCTTCTTATTTTTTACCTCAGTTTTTTCTTCTTTTGGGTAAGGACAATGTCTACATCCTGACCCACAACACCTACCTCTTAGACGATGAAATTCTTCCGTGAATACGGTTTTTCCATCCTCGATATAATAGTGAATTCCTTCTGCCAAAAATTTCATATAAAAATATAATTAAATAAAACCATTCATGTGTTATACAATTTAAGTTTAAGTAAACTGCAACATACCAATTATAAATATAGTAAAGAATAAATGGTAAAATCAATAACCTAAAAAGTGTTTTAACCATCTCGTTTACAAACTAGTTACCATTAATGTTTTTTCAGTTTCTTCAACAACATATTCTGAAAAGAACTCAGTAAAAATTGCTTTCATAACAGGTACACAGATTGAATTTCCCGCAAGGGCTACGTGTGATTGAGTACTAATATCGGTTGATACTAAATTATCAATATCTTCGTCTTTAACACCCATAAATCTGTACGCCTCTCTTGCTGAGATTTTTCTAACTCTACCATCCTTTGTAAGGATTTGTGGTGACCCAGTTGTTGTCAAACAGGGTGAACAACCCTCAGGTGAATAAATCCTTCTTGCTTGGTCATACTTAACATCCGTTCTTCGACCAATCAATCTACATACACTTTTTGTTGATGGTGTATGTGGTTCATATTCACAATTAATATATAATTCATCAGGAACTAATTCTTCCAAAAACCCACTCATATTAACCCTGTCTTTTTTATGATTTAACACTTTCATCATAATCTCTTTAACTTCCTCATTTGTACTACCAAGAACAGACATCATAAAAACACGTTCTCTATTCTGAGGACATCCAAAATCAGCACCATTCAATACCAACCAATGACAACCATATCCAATGTCATTCAAAAATTGAATGTGGGTTTGAAACTTATCCATGTGATTACTTGATACGAGGTTTTTA